TGGTTCCACTACTTCCATTAGTTCCAGATGTGCCAGAGCTACCACTAGTTCCAGAAGTTCCGCTAGTTCCAGAAGTTCCGCTAGTTCCAGAAGTTCCGCTAGTTCCAGAAGTTCCGCTAGTTCCAGAAGTGCCATTTGATCCAGAAGTTCCGCTGCTTCCATCTGTTCCAGAAGTTCCAGATGGTCCAGCAGCAGCATTTAAGTTTGTATCCCAAGAAGAATAAGTACCAGTTCCTGTAATAGAAATAACATTTAATACTAAAGAACCATTATTTATGTTATAAGAAACGACGTAACCATCGAAACGGTTATTTATATTGTGAGAAACTAAAACAGATTGACCATTTGTATAACTTAAACCATTGCTTGTGGTTAAAGTAGTGTTAACCCCCACAGATAAACTAGATAAATTAATCGAAGTAGTTGATTCTCCAACATATGTCGAAGAAATGCCACTAGTTCCACTAGTGCCAGAAGTCCCATGTGTTCCATCTGTTCCGCTAGTTCCAGAAGTACCACTAGTTCCACTACTTCCAGAAGTTCCGCTAGTCCCACTAGATCCATCTGTCCCGCTAGTTCCACTAGTGCCAGAAGTCCCATGTGTTCCATCTGTTCCGCTAGTTCCAGAAGTACCACTGGTTCCACTACTTCCAGAAGTTCCGCTAGTCCCACTAGATCCATCTGTCCCGCTAGTTCCACTAGTTCCAGAACTACCACTAGTTCCACTAGTTCCACTAGTTCCAGAAGTGCCACTGGTTCCACTACTTCCATTAGTTCCAGATGTGCCAGAGCTACCACTAGTTCCAGAAGTTCCGCTTGATCCAGAATTACCACTTAAACCTGAAGTAGAAAAACTAATTAATTTACTATCAGCATTCCACGTTAAAACTTTATCTGCATTTTGATCTTCAATAATCGCATCCACAAAAACATCCCCACCAATGTGTAATTGACCAGAAATATCGTCTCCAGTCACCCCGATGCCTATATCACCAGATTCAGTTTGATAAATAACAGAATCATATATTAGATCATCGCCACTAAAGTAAGGAATAAAACCACTTGTGCCTGAACCAGCTACTACATACTTACCAGAAAAAATTTGTTCTATATTGTTTAATATTTGCCCTGAAGTAAACAAAAACGCATCAGAAAAATCTGAAGCTGTACCATCTTCATAAGATGCTCTAACTTTTACTTCATAATTTTTATTAGGCTTAACATTAAATTCCACCTTTGGCTCAAATTCAGATAGGATAAAATCTATTTCTCCAGTTGATCCTGTTACCCTTTTTGCAAACAAAGTACCTGTTTCAAAATTTACTTTTAAAGGAGAAAATCCAGATACTCCATCAGAACCTAAAGGAGGATAATCTTCTTGATTTTGATATCCTCCAGTATATTTAGCTCCACTATAAGTTCCAGTATAAACTGACCCAGAAAAGAAACCTCCGCTAGGAAAAATTAAAAATTGGTTTGATCCAGTTTCGTAACCAAAATTAAAATACAATTCAGGATCACTAGAAAAACCAGAAGGAATTCTAATTTCAGTTGTATTTGCTAAAATAAAACCTGTTTCATAAAGCCCCACAGGCAAAGAAGAAAAATTATCTATATATAAAGTATGATCTGGCCACTTTATTCCAGAATTTTCATAAGGTGTAAAAATAGGCTCCGACCCAGAATAATAAGTATTAGTCTTTAAATTAGCTATTACATCTACACCGGTACCATGAGCGGCGCACTCCACAATGTTAATTTTTTTATTAGGAGATGTAAAAACATAGCTTAAGTTTTCGTCTCCATATTCTTGCACATGAGCCTCAAAGGACAAAACTTCTTTCTGGTGCAAAGCATCCCATTTTAAAACAGCCTTTGTGTCTAAATTTTTATCATACTTATTCTGGTCCGCAAAAACAAAACCCGTTAAATTGTTTAATTTTGCAGGAACTAATTCCTCTTTGTATTTACTTAATTTTATACCAGATGAAACAAAATAACTGCCAGTGCTGAAATAATCTTCCGTTATACCAACAAAGTGAAATGGATTAATATAATCTTGAGAATTATAATACGAACCAAAATCTAAATCCGAAGGTGAACCTGAAACTACAGGATCAAACTCAAAACACATTTTATCAGTATTATAAGACTGATCGTAAGCATTGCTTTGTTGATTAAAATATATCTGCTTAACAAGTCCATAATTAGGATGGGCATTAAAATTAGAACGACCAGTAGGCAAAAATCCACTAACAGAAGGTGTAGTGTATATTGACAATTGTTTTAAAAAAGAATAATTATCAATTAAAGGTGAAACCTTTACGGGATTTGAAATTGATATGTCAAAACCAGTAATATTAGGTTTTGGATAGTTTAAATAAAGACTATGAACATCAGTGTTATTAGAAAAATCTACAGTTTCAAAATCTAAGAAAAAACTCCTATACTCATTTGCTGAGTCAGAGCCAAAAACTTGTGAAAAAGAATTGTAAAATTCAAAACTATCAAATTTAAGTGAAGTAGATTTAGATTTTAAAAAAGTTTTTATCAAATTTCTATCTTCATCGTAGAGATCTACTTTTATGCCTGAAAAATCATTAGAATGTATAATATCTCCACTTATCGACTCATTAGACTGAGGATCTTTTACTTGTAATATTACCTCAAAGCTATCTTGACCAACTGTAAAAGAGGTTAATTTTGAATTAGGAAGTAAGCCAACAGATTCAGGAGATAAAGAACCATCTAAAGAACTATGCCTAGATAATTGCTTTATTCCTAAACCTTCTATTTCAAAAGCACTGGTTAAAGGCCCAGTTAATCCACTAAAAGTTGCCATACTAGTATATATTACACCTCTATAATTTTATTCTGATCATCATATAAATAAATTTTAACATCAGATTTAAAAGATATGAGCCCAAGGGTGTCTACAGAATTTGGATATTTACCTAAAAATATAGATTTATTTTCCATATTTATGTAAGGAACCTTAAATCTTATTGATTGATTTTCGGATTGGACTTTACAAACAAAACCTCCATTTTTTTCTAAAATATTTAAAACTTTGTTATAATAAGTGCTTCCACTATCAGATTGATTGTTAACATAATTATAAATTTCTGAAAACTTCAAATTAATATATGCATAATTCGCGCTTTCAGAAAAATCCATAAAGTTTTCTTCTTTACAGAATTGGTAATCAAAATTAAGAGAACTTAACTTCTTAAAATCAACCCTAATAACTTCATAATAATCATCACCCATCCCAGATAAATCTAACTCTACTATATTTTCAGAGGTAGAATATGATATTTTTTCTTTAGAGGCTTCGGTTTTTACCTGTATTACATTTTTATCTAAACTTAAATATTTATTCCTATCATATTTAACACAAAAGATAGAATATTCGTTTACATCTTCTTCATTTATACTAATTATTTTATAAAGGTTTTCATTTTCTCTTTCATAATCAAGATCATTTTCTGAAATAAGTGTTCTTTCCTCTTGAATTTTGGAGTTCAAAGAATCCCCTTGAATAATAAAAGGTGTAGCAACAGCAAGTTTTGAAAAATTAATAAAATTAACATTATCCTCTAATGAATCGCCTTGTATACCCTTAAAATAAATCTTATTGCCTTTGTTTTCTATCCGATCTATAACTAATTCCATTACATCATAATTTTCATTTTCTTCATACTGACTTGAATCGGTAATAGCCTTGTAATTTTTTCTCACATTATTAAATAAAAATTTAATTTTCTCACCAGCAAAACGAATATTTATTTTTCTATCTATAATTATGTAATTTTTATTAGCGTCAGTTTGGTCTAAATTAATATCAACAACTCTTCCATGTAATGTAAATAGACTTTTGAAAGAATCTTGAACTTGAACAACGTCTCCGGGCTTCAATAGTAACCCTTGAATATCTGTAGTGAAACTAACAGTTTCATTTTCAAATCTATTAGTAGACAACAGCCACAAACCCATTCTTCTAGCTTGATCTCTAGAAGTTGCACCAAACCCTAATATTTCTTTTGAAACAATTCCAAATTCTTTTACCAATTCTGCATCTTCGACAATTTCAACTTCGTCAGAAAAGTTTTTATATTTATCTTTATACAATACTTTTGCAACACTATAATTCCCATCTATACTTCCAGTCGAATATGAAAACAAACCTTCTTTAACATTAGAGTTATTAAAAATATAAGAAATAGGCTTACTCACATCTATAGTTGTTGTGATTAAATTGTTTCTATAATAAGTTAAACCTCTAAAAATAGAAGCTATATCATTAATCAACTTCAATACTTCCGTCTCATTATCTATATATAAATTAGCAGTAAATCTAGGCTCTAAAGGTTCCCTAAAATTTTCTGCTTTAGGCATACATTTACCTCTTAATATAGTTTGCCCAGACTGCCCCTCAAATAAACTATCAGTTATTAAAGTTCTTTTAATCCAGTCATTGCCTTCTGCCCACCAGTTATGGTATATATATGCCAGCAAAATAGCTTTAGCGCCTAATTCTGTATTTGCATTAGCGAATGCAATTTGTTGCTTAACATATTTGTATGAATTTTTTTCGTTACTAATATCACCATGAGGAGTAATAACTTCTTTAAAATTACTCAATCCTCTTCCATTTTCTTCGTTTTGAAAAAACCATGAAGGGCTAAAATCTTTACCACAATGTAATCTAAATAAACCCCCAGCCCCTTCCGTTTCTGCTTCTTGAAATGTCGGTGTACCATCTGCACTTTCAATCACATCTCCTTCCGTTACCGAATAAAGCACTTTTTTCACAGCGCCATGTCCACCTTTATCTATATCATACAAGTACACAATAGAATTTACTATATCCCATCCTGAATTATTTTCATTGTCGGAATTCCTTATTTTGTTTGCGTTTCCGCTATTTAAAGGCTTGTATTTTTCTCGCATAGAATGTATAGTGTTTTCAACCCCCGAAGAAGAAACCTTAGAAATAAAAATGCTATCTCTAATTTGAGGGTAGTAAATAAAATCATCTGCCTCATAACGCTTAGGAGATGTGGACTCGATTAACTCATCGCAATATTTTGCTATTTTATATAGTTCCCATTTATTTAAATCTTCTGATAAAACATTTCCGTTACCTACCCCATACCTTTGATTTGTACAAATATCGTAATAAATCCAAGCTGGATTATCAGTCCATTGTAAAAATTTACTAAATGTTCCATCCCAATTACCATAATATTGCTTAGAATCTGGATCATAATTAGAAGGTACTTTAACTTTTAGACCTTTTATGTCAAAACTTCTAGTGGGATCACTTTTAAAATGACTAGAACTCAACATACTTTTGCATACAACTCCATAAGGATAATTAAATTTACCCTTTCTTCTAACCGTTTCTACGATACTATCTAAAATCGCAGATCTTTGCGTCCTACCATCTTTAAGAGCGACTGTTTTAGCCAACATAAAAATATTCACATAATAGTCATTAGGAGAAGAATCATCTAAATCAACATTTATTTTTACAGGAATTAATTTATTCCCCTTTGAAACTAGGGAAACTGGAACATAAATAAAATATCTAATAATGTTATTATCCTGAGTTAACTCTATACAAAAATCCAAATTGTCAGCAAGGGTGTCGCCGTCATTGTCCATCGTAAAAAGTTGATTCGCATTAAAATTAACAGTTATCTCATCAATATTTTTATTTTTTATTTTATGAGAAAAAACTGGAGCATTGCCTTTGAAATTAATCAACCTATTTGCTACGTTATAAGGCTCCGTTGCTACTGGAAATTTCAAATCGTAGCGATACGTACCATGTATATAGCCTTCGGCAGGAACATAACCAAGAAGCCAATCATATTGGTCGTAATCAGGAATTGCACTATAAAATTGTTGAGAATCTTTAGCCCCGGCAAAAGAAAAACTTCCATCTTCCGTACCGTCAAAAACAACACAATGGCCTAAACTATTTATTTTCGACAAAGCTACATTAGCGTTAATATTACTAAGGCCAAGCAGGGAATTATATCTAAAAACTGTAGAAGGGTAGTCCCAAAAATCAGCATTATTAGACCCATCAGTAATTTCATAACCTTTACTAATATAGTTAAACTTATTTAATTCTGAATCTATAATCGGTACATCATTGTAATAAATTCCTTTACCCAATCCAACGTCTGACAAACTTTTATTTTTTAAAAATTTTAATGTACTGCCATCAGAATCAACCAACCCCTGAATTGGACCTTCGCATAATAAATCAGTAGACAAAACAACCTGATCTGTGCTTGTAGTTTTTTGGTTTTCACCCAATATATAAAACCCATTTAAAAAAAACTCTTTCATTTTCCTTCAGTGTAAACTTGATACTCGTCAATACCATCAGTGTTTGGTTTTGATATTTTTTTGTAATATTCAAAGTCATTTTCAGTAGGGGGAGTGTTATATACGAAGCCTCTGTTTCCCTCTTCCACCTGTATGCCTTCAAAACCATCATCTGTTATAGTTAAATAATTTGAAACAACAGCGCTTCCAACTCTTAATCTACCATAACAAATCGGAACAACTATATTTTGAGAAGTTACATTGCGAACTTTACCTAAAATAGTTGAACTAGTTTTTACATCTCTAGGCGATTTAGGACTTAACATTTTAGTTAACACAATCGAAAGCACAGTTAATAATAATCCAACAACAAAAATTACAGCCGCTGTTACTCCACCTTGTATTATTGGCACTATCTCAACTTTATTTTTCCCTGTTAAAATTCTACTATTTATTAAATAATTAGGCATTATTTTTCCATCTATTAAAACAAAAAAATGAGTAGAAAATTTTTGAACATCCTTAAAATAAGCTGACACTTTAGAAGTATTAGCTTCTATTGCTTCGAAAATTTCAGAAACACTAGAAACACTGAGTTTCCAATTTTTTCCGAATTTTTTACCTAAAATACCCCTTAAAGTTATATCAGTCATCATTTATATAATAGTAAAATTCATCATTCTTTACACTGTATAAAACCATGCTTAAATCAAAAATTTTTTGATTTTGTAAATCCCAATCTGAAAACCCTTTAAGCCCAGCATGTCGCGGATGGCTATGAAACAAAACAACATCATCACCCCACACACAATCAGAAGGCGCAATCAAAAAAAAATTCTTAGGATCAGGGTGTGCATTTTTTCTAGCGTGAAATTCATTATCTTTTATAAAACCACAAACTTCTTCGTCGCAGGAAACACTAATATCTTTTAATTCACTTAAAAGTCGTTTATTTTTCTTTATATTATCCATTATTTATGATTTTTTAACTGGGTAATTCGTATGGATAAGAAACAGTTCCGGGGTAACCACCAAAAGGCACCCTATCATCTGTACTTTCATTTCTAAACCTAGCAATACACCCGCTCAATTTTTTAGAACACTTATCTTCTACCCAAATATCTGTTCTATCAAGAGGGTTTATACCAACAGAACCGTTTTCATTAATACACACAAAAAATTTAGCAGGAATTTCAGAATCCTTCGTAAGCACATCTCTATTAAAATCAAAATTTATCTCTGAATCTATTTTAACGAAATCTCCTTTTTTATATACAGTTTTTTTGTTGTAATCCCCTCTATAAGTTAACTTATCAAACCCATAAGTTGAATAACGTCTAAATGTTTTTTTTGCAGTTTCGTCAAAAAACAATTTATCATTTTCATCAGCAATCGGCACCCCCATATTTCCATCTTCATCATTGAAAAAACTAGCACTAGAAGATGATTTAATACCTGAAAATTGTGAATTATTTACTTTCATACCATATTTTTCACTCAAATAAGCGTTAACCCCCCTCACTTGAATTTCGTTTAATTTAGCGTTAAATATTATTACTTCATAAACTTCCATTTCGCTATAAACTGAATCATCGATGTTAAATCCTAAATTTTCAATATTATGACTTTGACCTACACCACCATAGTTAACAGTTATTTCTGATATTTTAAACCCATCTCTATAAAAAATTGCATTTTCCCCGTTGGCAGCAGGTATTACAGAGGTGTATATGTATGGTTTATTCATATTTAAGTAAGGGCTATTAACTCCTGTTACGATATTATTATCACTTTTGATCTTAAAAGAATCATCAGTCGATTTGGTTTCATATTCGTCTTTATCTGCAGCCCTTAAGCCTTTAAAACCTAAAAAAGTATCTTTACTTAAAGTAGTCATACCTCTTGAAAATTTACCACCATAAGGCACAAAATCTCTATTATTTCTTTCAAGAGGTTTCCATGGACTAAAAAGGCTTGTAGGTCTACATACATAAACAATAGTCAAATCTTTATCATTAAAATTACTAGTTGGTATATATGCGCTTAATGCTCTAGTCCCTTCGTATACTTTGTTATATACAAAACAAACAGATCTTTTACCATTCATATACGAATTAGCAGTAATAAGCGCTGGACGCTGAGCAGAACCCCCTATCGTAGGATTGGCTATTTGAAAATCATTAGTAATCATACTACCAGAATCAGTTGTATTTATAGTAGATGCTACATTTTTCCAAGAACTAAGAGTATCTAATCTCTGCCTTTCATAGGAAGAATCTCCTGTTCGCATATCAAAAGCTTTCGGTCCACCTTTAACATAATTAGTTGTTTCTGTATCAAAATTAAACCAAGAAATTAATTTATCTTTCAAACCATTAAAGCTTTCTTCACTTAAAAGACTAGATAAACTAGACGCTGGTGATGTTTCTCCAAACTCTCTTAAAAATACATTAGGGCCATCATACCCTAATCTTTTACCGTAATTACAGCCATATCCTCGATATTGCCATGGGCAACTATTGTTATAAACCTTTCTAGAAGGACAAGTTAGACCATCAATGTCTAAAATATTAGATAATTCAAATTCTACTCTTTCTTTATTTTCACTATTTTTTTTATTTATGATAAATTTATCTTGAGATATATAATCCCTAAAATTAGAAACACCTAATAAATTTTTATTGCGCCCACCAAAATTAACATCATCTAAGTCTTTAGCTAATATTTTTTTTCTATGAAAATCTTTACCCAACAAGTCTCCTTTAGATTTTATTAAATCGCTTATAAAATTATTAACATTACTAATTTTTACAACAGGTCTGTTTTGCTTTCCCTCTGAGTCGTATGATAAATTTGACATTTCCACAGGAATATAAAGATAAGTAATCCCATTAAAAACTAAATTTTTATTGAAATTTTTTGACCCATGGAAATAAAAATAACCATCAAAATCACTAATCTTAATTTCAAATAAATCTATTATCTGTTGATTATCTATTAAAAATAAATCTGACATATGTTATCCTGTGTATATCTGTAAATAATTATGACTAACAGGTAAACCAAAAGATAATTGTTCGCCTTGGCTTGACCCCTGTCCCTGTTTTACTACTTGAAGATTAGAAGATTTTAGAATTAAAGGTCGATAGTCACAAATTAAAGAATCCATCATGTTATTAGATGTTATATCTCTTTGCGCGATAGTATCTTCTACTCCATACATGTAATCCATTAAATATAATCTCGGCCTATCACCATTACTAATATCGCCATCATAGGTGTTACCTGAAGAATTTATAAGTGATATAAGCATATGTTTTGGATTTTTTGTATTTTGCATAATTAAATTATTTTCAAAAACTTTCTTGCCATTAATAAATGTTTCGTTAGTTAAAATTTCATCTAAAGGTTTTTCAACACCGTTCACATAATTAACACCGTTTTTACTACCCAAGCTTGATTTCATCAAAACAAAATACAAGTTAAAAACTTTTAAATCTTCTTCACTTCCATTGTTAATTTTAAATATTCCATCGCTTTCATTGAATAGTGGAGTATTAGATGAATTTTGAGGCGTAAATGAATTATGGCCACCCCCATTAAAACCTGTTTGATCATAAACTATTAGATCACTCCAAAGTTTTTCAAAATTATCTAGGCTTCCAATAACATTATAAGTAGATGATCTTTTGTTAGAGTAAAAATAATCTTTTCTTGCAAAATGTTTATCCTTAAGTTCATTTCCTTCTTTCTTATAAAGATATCCGGGCTGAACATAATCAATACTATTTAAAGCGGAACCGACAAAAGAAGCTCTATTTTTTCTTGTTTGAAAGTTATTACGATTTGTATTCAATGTGGATTTAAAATTTGCGCTGAAACCAGATGCAGAAAAATTATTATTACTATTTCTCTCTAAATTTGTATTCCCGCTAAAAACAACTTCAGCTGGCCAATCCGTTGAGTCAATAAATCTTTGTATAAAACTCATTTCGTTTAGCAATATAGAACTAGTTTCCCTAGAAGCAGAAATATTAGTATTAGAGGATGACGCAAAATCTTTCCGACCTAAAGCAAAAACTAAAATTGTATAATTAGGTCTTAAATCCACACTTCCCTGCTGATTACCAAAAAAAACAGGAAATTTAGGACTATGGCCACTATCAGAATCATGCATAGTAATTAAAGAATTGTAAACACTATTTATACCTGTACTGTGGTATAATTCATAAAACTTTTTACCATAAGCTTCGCAAACTCTTAATGGTTTATTAGTATCTGCATAAAACGAACCTTCAACGCTAGATGACTTAAAACTAACATTCTTGATACCAGAATACTTAACCCATTCATGAGAAAGGGTTCCAACGTTGGTTGAAGTTAAACTTTTTGAAGAAAATCTAAAAAATAATTTATTAGAACTATAACTAGGGTTACCAGAAATACTTAAATACACATCAGGAAGTTTATTTCCCTTTCTCAACAGTAAACCATCGGAACCTCTACTAGATATATTTTTAACATTCCCTTCGATTGGATTTTCTACTATAGCGTCGTCTTGCAAAAAGTTTGTATTTTGCCTGTCTGTTACACCTCCTGCATAAAAACTCTTTGTAACTTCATTATCGGATGTTGTATCTTTAGTGTAACTGCTAGCACCACCTAACCCAGCTAAAAGTCGTGAATTTTTATTTTTTAATATATAGTAATCAATTTCAATGCCATTATTCTCGATGTAATCTAAATCGAATAAAGCACCTCCGCTTTCAGCTGGCACAGCTTCACCATTTTCGAAATAAGAACCCTTACCATCATAACCAATAACTTCAGCATCCAAAAGATCTAAATATACAATAAATTTGCTACCAGCAGAACTTTTAACGAACTTAAAATTTTTATCTAATTTTTTAAATAAAATTGCAGCAGAATCTTTGATGTATGAATTTATTACAGCTAATTTACCATCACTAGACTTAGGTTTAATTTTAATATATACTGAATCATAAATCGAAAGGTCGTAAGAATTATTGTTATACCCACGTATTAAATTAGTTAAATCTAAATTTTGACTTTCATCAATGACAGTTTCTATAAGCAAAGAACGAGCAACCGCCTTTAAATCATCTCCCGGTGTCACTTTATTCGAATAGTAAGTTTCATCATTAAATACTATATTTTCTTGAAACTCAACTTTTTTAGCAAAAGCAGCAGGACTTTCTTCGTTTAACCCATTTAAACCTTTAATTCTAGCGAATATTGATGAATCACCTAAAGATAAACCTTCAACCCGATGAGAATAATTCTCAACATTTTCATTGTAATACCCCAAATAATCAGGCAAAGATGAATCAGTATTTTTTTCTATTTTTATATAATAAGGAGATTCGCCTATATGATTCGAAAAACTATTATCGCTACAAATATCTAAAACAAAACCTGTTAAAAAATTTTGCCCTTCAGGAATAGCCCAGTTAGCATCTAAATAAAATCCATTTGTTTCATTGTAACCTTGTTTACAATAAAATTTCAATAATTTATCAGGATTCGGCGGGTCTAGTATTCGTTGACCAGTTACATCTATAGTTATTAAATTGTCATCTATTCCCTCATGGGAAGTGCTAGAAATATTTATACTTGAAATTTCATAACCTGTTGACGCAAAAGAATTACCGTCAGCATCTTCATTGAATGTAGAAAAAGGTTTATGAGTTATATAAAAAATACCTGATTCCGATGAACCTAAATCTAAGTAACATTCATCTTTAATGTTTTCTAAGTCAGATGAAACCTGTATTGTATTATTTGCTATTTCATCTAAAAGACCATCAGTAACAGGCATTTGCTGCGTTTCATTTAACCCTTTATATAGTGTAGTTTTATTTGAAGAAATAGTATAAGTCACAGGATCAGTAGAATTATTTTTCAAAACTACTCCTGTATATATACCAAAACCTGTTGGCACTTTATCTAAAACCACTCCTTTATTGTAATCTGATGGCATAATATTTATTTTAATAAACTAAAGTCTTTTCTGAAAATAATAACCCATTATATTCTATAATTCTTCCATATAATATGGTATCAATTAGGTCATTTCTAACATTATTTTGAGTTGTAGGAGCTGCATCAAAAAATACTTTTGTATTAAAAACCGTAGTTCTTTTAGGCTCAGATTTAAACTCCTTAAACTTCATAGTTATTTCATTATTATTCAAAAAATTGTAAGTATGACTCCACTCAGGACAAAAAACTTGTATTTTTTTATTGTAAGGTTGAGGTAAAGTGTAATCAAAAGTTTTAAATCCAGCTTTAGAGTCTAAAAATTTTAAAAGAGATAAAGCTTCTTTATTAGTTCGATTAGAAAACGTAAGATCAAATTCTAATAGATTGTAATTTAATCCGTCTTTTAAATACTGCTTAGAAGATCCTTCATAGTCAATAATATTTAATCTGATATTAGAGTTTATATCGTAATCTATATCATTTTTAAAATAAAATTCATTTGTGAAATAAGAGTTTTCACCTATCGGAGAATTTGCTTCGTTTAAAGACCCTTGTGTTTTTTCTCCAGTATAGTAATAATACCCCCTCTGATTAATATTTGAACTATCAAAATAAACAACATCATTATATTCAAAAGAAGATAAATCATTAGAGTAAGTTCTTATATTAGTTTCGTCTAATTGAACTAACATTCCCTTGTAATCTAAACTGCTATCATATAAAGACTCAGCTGATATAGAAATGTTATTTATATTGTTGTATGGGGTTTGGTGACTTATGTCTAAAAAATATAATTCTGAATTAGTTTTATAAGGGGGAAATAAATTCATTTTAACCCCAGAAAAACCTTCATTTATATTATTATTTTCATTTTCTGGAGTGTTTTCAAAAAAACCAATTAAAGACTTAGCTTGTTTATCTGTCAACCCTTCATATTTCAAATCAAATTTAGAATTCAGAGAATTTATATTTCTAGCCACATTACTTTGATAACCATCGCCTAAATTAGCTTTAGACAGCTCAGCTGAAAAGCTTACAGAACAACCATAACTCAAGGTAAATAAATCATCTATATTTTTTGTCCAATATTCTGTTCCAACAGGAGTTAAAGGCCCGTTCAATGCTCCCGCTGGAACATCTTTTTTAGCAAAATACAAACCTTCATTATTAAAGTAAGTTTCATATAAGTATTTCTCATAAGATTTTATTGTATAATCAGGCAAAACAACATCATGACAAAAAAAGTCATAATATTTTATTCCTTGATTATTCGGATTGTCTCCTATCTTTAAGTATTCTCCTAGCCAACCAGCATTAAAAGTATTTAAATTTGCAACCTCTAAACCATTTTGCCTAACAATAATATTTTTAGCAAGAGTGTCTGAATTATAAGATTGAACTATTGTTAAAATATTAGGCTGATTATACAGAATATTAGCTGCGCTGTAATCTACTCCATCTATAACTATAGACGCTTGAGAACTAGGACTGACATAAGAATCATCTCCTTTAATTTTTATCGACCCAACATTGCTGGAAAAATTTTGATCATCGCTTACAGAAAAAATATTTTGAGCGTCAAAAGATGTATCTGAGAAAGGTAACGCTTCGAAACATATAAAAAAAGTTCTATTATTTAACTCACCAACATCTCCAGCTAAAGACTCTGAGCCTTTCAATATAGTGAAATTACTATTTAAATTTATCACTGGTCTTTTTGAAGTGTCACTTTGACTTAGACACACAGAAGGATCTTGATCTTCTGCATAAGAAACTCTATTATTCCTTATTGACCATTTTTCGATAGAACTTGTTTCATCTACTGTAAAATTTGCTATATAATCATTGCTAAACCAGAAAGCTATACCAGACTCACCACCTAAACCTTGATAATCAGGAAAAAGAGCCTCAGAATCATTTAATTGATAATCAACAATATCATATTTTTCATACTGCTCAGCAGAAGAGTATTCGTAAATTCCACTTAGATTTAATCCTGAAATTATATAACTCATTAAACTAAAACCTTTCTTTCTGTTACTACTTGTTCTATTGTAGCTTCAGATAATAAATATTGACCTTGAGATATATTATAATTTTGATTAGATAAAACCCCACTTACTGGAAATTCGTTCAACACAGTTCCATAAAAATCTTTTAGATATATTTTAGTAGATGCTTTTTTTCCGTCTGAAGAGATCAAATCACCTAAATTACTAGCAGATAAACCAATCTCACACCTTTTATTCAATTTAGCCACACGAAAAGGGACTAATTCATTAACATTAAAAAAAGATGGCCTATCGCAAGACGAGGTATAAGAAAAAGACACCACATCACCTACTTGCCCTGAATCCCCTTGACTTCCATCACTACCCCCCAAAGAAGTGTTAAATATACCTTGAGAATCTAAATAACTTTTGAAAGCGTGAGCGCAAAAATTAGGAACACTTTTAGATTCTCTGTCTCTGACACTTTGTTCTTTAAAATCTTGTACATTAAAATCTCCATACCAATCAAACTCTACCGACAAAAGAATAGGGGCAAAAGGTTCCACGGAAAAAGATAAAGATTTGCAATATGCTTTAGAAATTTCTACGCCAGCAAAATTTATAGAAACAGCATCTTCATTTGTACCCGTCACATTTAAAAAAGAGGGTAAAGAATCAGTTAAATAAAATTCACAATTAAAATCTCCAACCAAAGCATTGGTAGGAGAATAATTCAAAAGACTTCCGTCGCTTAAAATCACAGGTTCAATTGAAGCACTCGCTCCTATGCTTACCTGAGAAGCGTAAAACTCTTGAGAATTAATCTTTAAATCAATATCTCTATAATTTATGAATTTTGCCATTTATGTTATTGTGTATGATATCGTTGAAATAACATTGTATTCCCCAGTAGATCGTGTTCCGTCATTCTGAACAATTCGATATTGAAGCAAATCATTTTGATCAAAATTCGTGCTACCTGAAATGGTAGAAGAATCATAGCTGTATACATTCATATTTCCTGATATATTTGCGACAGAGAACTGCCCTATAATTCCACTAACAGGCAAAGAGGTGGCGGCAGATGTTGGGCTTACACTGAACCCACTGACAAAACCATTAACACCAGAGCTAGGAGTTACAGAAGATATTTCAAATCTTCCCCCATCGTTAGAAACGCCTGTAACACTTTCATCTGTAGAAAATATTTTTATGTTTTCAATTTTTCCTGAAAAAGCAGCCACACCAAAAGGCAAATTAGATCCACTTACACCACTAGGATTAGAGTTACTACTTGCACTGAAAGGGTTGAAATATTGGTGAGTTCCAGTTACTCTTGTATCATAAACTTGAACAAATTTTCCTTTTGCATAAGAACCTTCACTAGAATAAGATCCATCAATATCTAAATTACCTGCTGTGTCTAAATAAGCTTTTATGGAAGATTCAGAACTAGTGTCACCATTTACCCTAAACACAAAAACATCTTCATAATTATTAGCAACCCCATCATCATATAAACCAATACTCCATTTGCTAATATCTGTTGTTGTTGTCGGACCACTAGGGTCTACATTTGATCTAGCAAAAGTGTAGACAGTGTTTCTCGGTCCTGTAAAATCGTTAGTAACATAATTATGAACTTGAAATATCTCTGACTTAGAAGAATTAACTCCTTCAAATTTTACCAGTCTAGAATCAGAAGCGTCATAAATATGTAATTTATTAGCTGGATTAATTGTCCCTAAACCTAATTTTTTGCTAGATGTGTCATAAATTAAATTATTAGTACTGCTGCTACTCGTTGGGCCAAAACTTAAACGGTTAGATTGTAACGTTACAAAAACCGTATTTACATTATTACTTATTCTAATTCTACTTCTATTACTAGTGGAGTTTTCTAAGTTTAAAATTGTATTAGAGCCATGTATCTCTAACGGATTACTTGGTGAATTTGTACCTATACCAACAGTTGGAGATGAACTATTATTAGTTACGTATAAAATGTCATTACCCAAAACAACATCATCTGTATTATTTTTATTTATGTAAAAAATATCTCCAGCTGTATTAGTTTTAATTTCTGACTCACTAGAATCAAAAACAAAACCTCCAGCACCGTCTAAAAATTTCGCATCTCCGCTTACATATAATTTAGAATCTAAATTTGAGCTCCCATCAAATAAACCAAAATTACCATTTTTATCTATATTAAGAACACCTGTAAAATTCACCCCATCTTCTGAATTTTGTAGATAATAATCAGTATCAGAAGCTTTTTTTATTGTCTGCCAATAAATACCAGAATCAGCGATAGTAACCGAAACGTTTCTCGCAGAATTAGTTCCTGATATCCTAAATTCAGGATGAGTAGCTCCACCGTAATCTCCTACATGCAAAGAAAATAAAGGGTCAGTGTTATCCACTCCCAAAAAACCATTATCACCTACAGTGATTCCACTAGCTACAGTATTTCCAAACACATTAAATCCACTACTATTTTTAGCGTTTAACCCTGAAAACGAATTTTGTAGTTCATCTAAAGCTATAGATCTACTATCTGAAGCCGTAGAAACTGCAAAAACAAAGCTATCAGTTAAGTTCGAACCATTTATGGGTGTTAAGTCTGTGAATTTTGCCATTTTAATTTAAATATGTTTTATATGATAAGTTTACACTCATTACATCATCTGATGTAGAACTAACTTGCTCTGATACAATTACAGCATCAGATGCGCTAAACGAAAAAATAGAAGGATCATCCCCTTTGTTTTGAGAATTATATTCATTATTATCAGCACTTACTAATTGCTCTCCTGCTGCAGTTTCAAGATTTAAGTCATTCAATATACTCGCTTTTATATTTATCGAAAATTCTGACGCACTACTAGTAGTCAAATCATCAAAAATACTTTTTGTTTGATAGTCATCTATTTCCATAGTAAAACTAGAAGTTACCTCTATAGGATATTCATTATGAACTTCGAGCGGTAACTGAGAGTTAGTGCTAGATAAACCATAGATAGCAGACTTAGGTATAGAATAATCAATGTTAAAATCAGTTATTCTATTTGTTGTTGAATTTTTTGTTGTTAATAAAATATTTTTTACTTGCGGTACAAATACAGATCCTGCGTATCTATCTCCAGATGGATTAAAATTAGGACCAATATCTCCATAAACTTCGAACTCAGATTGAATAGTAGGTATTTCACCAACCGCACAACTAAGACCATAAGAATTTAAATATCCTTCTGTGAAAGCAAAATATTTATCATTATAATACAAACCCGCATTAAAAGAAGTTGCTAATCTACCTCTTTGCCCTGTGGTTCTTAAAATAGGGTCGTCGCTAGTTAAATATCTGCTTACTGACATATTTGCGCTAGGAACACTAGACATAACTTGTTTCAAAAAACCCTTACCTATCACATTTATAGGTGAGTAATCTAAAGAATAAGAACCATCAACAGAAATGACTCCTGATAAAGAAGACCCATTAAAGTAAAAAGTATTTTCGTAATTAGTTATTGCGTTTTTCATTTATGTCCTTAGTGGATTTTTGTATAACTCTCCCCCATATCTTTTTTCATTAACCATTGTTTTTAACACAATACCATTGATTTGTTTTGCCATTTCTTTACTAATAACTATATCGTTCTTCTCATAACTATTAGTTTGAGCTCCATAAACAGCTTTACCAGATCTGTCTACATTAATAGAAATACTTGTAGAATTATTATTAGTATTATTAGTCGTAGCTGAATTAGTAGCTCCACCTACTTGATAAGAACCAGCATTCATTTGATTCATCGCTGGCACCCCATACTTTTTAACAGCTTTATTATTCATTACATATTCTCCACCTGTTAACATAGCTGGAATCGTATCATTTAACCTAGAACCATAAGGAACGTAACCACCCGCATTATAACCAATTAAACCTCCTTTTTGATTTTTTCCGGTCTTAGCCATATTAGAAGCGCTCCCAAATAAACTCTGTAATGCACCTGATCTTGCAGAGGAAGAAGCTGCTCTTGAGGCTGATATAGTGCTTTTGTACCCAGCTTCAGAAAGTGAAGTTTGCAATGAAGTCATCCTAGTAGCTACGCCAGAAAATAAATTTGGCTTAGCGGCTAATTGAGCCCCATTCAATAAGAAATCTTGAGGATTTCTTGCTGCGAATTTAGTAAACTGATTCATGTTAACAGTACCATCTTTAACTCCTTGTAAAAGTTTACCAGCTTTACTAGCCCCTTCTTTAGCCACAAGGGACCCACCATCTATTGACGCTTTTAACGGTGTTGAAGCAGCTGATGTCGCTTGACTAGATGCCGCAGCCATACCAGCTGCACCATAAGCCATCATTGCGCCACCAATAGCTCCAACAATAGCCCCTACCATTTGAGCTCTTTTTTGTCTTTTCTCGAATCTTTTTTGAACATTTCTTTGAAATCTTTCTTGAGCTTTTTTTCTTTGATTTTGAAAATAAGGACTATTTTCTAATGCAAAACTAGTATACATATCCTCAGAAAGAAGACCAACATTTGTGCTATTATACATAAGATTTCCAGTAGCACTTAATTCACCGTTTTTTCTTGCCATTTCAGGAGCCATACTGAAATACCCCCCTGATGCAAATCTTGGAGCCATATCAAAATTCATTTTATCTAAAGATTTTGATCCACCCATCATTTTAACAGCATTTCTGTTTAACACATACTCACCATCTTCCAATAAAGCTAAGTTACGATCACCAGTACGACCGCCACTTATATACATTCCATTTTGAGCTTTGATAACACCCTTGCTCATTAAACCTCCAGTTTGCCCAGTAGCACTTGGCGTAGGTATAGCAAAGTTGCCTAACAAGTTGCCAACAGCTTTTGCAGCTAAAGCTCTAAAAACTTCTTGTTGCAACATTCTACCAAAATCAATTGCCATATCAGTAAAAGCATCACCAATACTTTTGGTTCCTTGAGCAACTTCACTTAAAGCGTTAGCCATTCCATCTGCAAATCTTCTAGGAGCATCATAAGCTAACTGACTCAACATCAAATTACCTTGATCATTCATTCCTGAAACACTTTTCTGAAATTGAAAAGACATACTTCTTTGTTGCTCAGCTCTTCTTTTTTCTTGCTCTGCAACATAATCAGCTGTTTTACGTTTTTCTTCGCCTTCTAGTAATGAATTCTTCAAAGTTCTTTCAGCCACATCTAATTGCAATAAAAGGGTCTGACGTTTTTCAGCGTCTACATTTTTTTCATCTTGTAAAAATATCCTTAATTGATCGATTCTTTGTTGAGCTGATAGATTAGCTTCCTCAAAACCTGTAACTAAATCATTATATCGTTGTCTGCTTTGATCCATTACAGCTGTATTTAAATCTCCAACAGTCAATCTTCTTAGATCCTGAATCTGAGATCTTTCTCTACCTGCAACATCTTGATTTATATTAAACTCTTCCCTTCTTCTTCTTAAATCTATAGCCTCAAAAGGTCTGCCAAAACCAACTGTATTTGATAACAGTTCGTCAATAGCTAATCTTTGACGCTTTATCCCTTCAGCTAAAACAATTTCATTACTAGTATTAGTATTTATGAAATCTGATATTTCTTTTTGTAAATTTTCTCGTAATCTTGTGAAATTTTCTACATCATTAATAAGATCGTCATTAGCCGGATCAGTTTTTTTATTACTTTCTCGGAAAAATTTAGCAAATGAATCTATATTAGCTAAAAATTGTTGACCAAAAGTATTACCTTCCTTAGACAACTCGGAAACAGTTTTTTCTAGACTTTTTAATTCGTTTAACTGAAAACCCTGCAAACTCAAAAAGTTTATTAACTCATCTATTAATTTTTTTCTTTCTTTTGAATCTCCCGTTGAAGCTATAGCTTTAAGCAAGCCTGAAACATTTATACCTTCTCCAGACACAGGTCCAATCGTAGACTGTCCATCTTTAAAAGTAGAAGCCCCTGAAGCTCTTGTTACATTGAGAAAAGCTTCTATTCCAGCTTGTCTTTCTCCTCCTTTTAATAAAGCTTCACCTCTAGCTTTAACTTCTTGTTCCGATAGTTCATCTATTTCTCTCCGACCTGTAAACCCTTCTCTAGCACCTTTAACTACACCGATAACAGCTTGACTAATATTACTTGCCTCGATAACATCTGCAGCTTTACTGAATGCATTGCCTAACTTTTCAATATCTCTTTCAATCTTATCTGTTACAGCTTCTGTAATATTATCTAAAGCTTTTAACCTTCTTTCATCTATTTCTTTCTCTTCATCTTTAGTAAGCGTCGGCACATCCATCATCCCAAAAGGTAAAAATTCATTAATTTTTTTAGCTAAGTAATTACTAAGAAGAGTAAATGAATCGGTAGCGTATATGGTAATATCTTTTAAATTATCAGCAATAGTCTTGAAAAAATCAGTAGCGACATCTATTGCGACTTTTCCTGCATTAATAATCCCGATAGTAAGACTTTTAAATAAATTCTGTGTATAACTCGTATCATTTCCAGCGGTTACACCTTGCAATTCTAATTGTTGTAATCCAACAGCTCTAGCAGTACTTTGTCTAGTTTGTTGTATAATATCATCTACTTGTCTTGGACTAGTAGCTCCACGTAACTGTGACAATAAACCTTCATCTTTTATTCCAGATAAAGCTTTTGAAAGCTCAGCTCTCGCTTCTTCTTGATCTTTAGCGCTTCCGATTGCTACAGCTTTTCTAAATTTAATTAAAGAATCCTTATAAGAATTAAGTCCTTCAACTTGCTCTTGCCCAACTTTTTGAAATTTTTCTATTAACTCATCTGTACTCAATTCCATGTCAAGAAAAGCTTTTGTCAACCCAGCTGCGGCTCCTAATAGACC